NGTATTGAAATGATGTGCAGTAAATGTAAAAAGAAATGCAAAATAATAGCTTATCACATATATAAGTGTGAATGTTGTGGTAAAGAGTATTACGATTATAGTGCAATAAATAAAAAATAAAAGACTAGATTAACTCTAGCCTTTTTCTTATTCCTTCATTATATCCTCTGAAATATTTTTATAACTTTCCTTGTAGTCTAAAATAGATGGTTTCAAGTATGGTCCTTTTGGTCCAAACTCTTGTTTATCTGCATATTCAACATTAGTTCCTACTATTAATTTTCCTGGTTCTGCCCTTCCTTTTAAAAAGTCTTTTGATTGATTTGATTCAACTTTATTTATACTTTTACCTACCTTTTCACTAGTTATAAAAGTAAGACTACCTCTTAATCTTCCGCTGTCAACTATCCTTTTAGTTGTAATCACTCTAGTAGCCAAACTTTGCCATTTTAATCCCATAGCATATGTCATTTTTTTAATTTTTGCTTTCATTTCAGCCTTTACTACGTGTGTATTATTTTCTATGCTTATACTGTAATTTTGACCTGTTATATTTCTACGTGCCATATATAAACCCCCTTATTTGTTTTTCCATTCTTCATAGCTCATATTTTTAAGCTTTTCATCAAGCTCAAGTTCTTTTGCACCTTTTTCGATCCCTATAAACTCTGCTACATGAGTGCATCTGCACATAATCGTTTCCGCAGCACTTCCGGCAGGGTCTAAAGGGTATCTTAGTCCATTACTGAATGTTTCATCAAGTCCAACAACTTCTCCTTGTAAAGCCCTATGTGACCTCCTAGTTCTTTTATCTATTGAGCTTATCCATTCTTTATTAAGTTTTAACCCCTTCTTTTCCCCGTGCTTAAATGCTTTTAGTCTACCACTATTCTCTATTCTTCCAATTTCTGTTCTTGCAATTCTAATACTACCAAAATTATTTTTGTCTGTTACCTTATCTATTTTACTGGCTATATTCTTTATTGTATCGCCTTTTAATATTCCGATAGTTAATTGCCTGCGTAAATCACTTTGTATCGTCTCAATGTCCTTAGCACCTAGATATGCCATCTTTGTGAATACTGGAGTAGTTTCTTTTAATAATTCTGCAACAGCTTCTCTAGAATATAAAGTATAGTCCAAATTAAAGCCTGTTGTATTCTCCAAGAAGTAACCACCCCAATTATAATTTTCTGTAAATACATCTATAGTTTTATTATTAATTAATCCTAGAGCCACTTTATTCTTATTTTTAATAACAACAGACATTTTATTTATTAACTTAGTCAATCTCCTTCGTTTTCGTGATTCTGCAAGTCGCTTTCTTTTATCCTGCATATTTAATATTTTATTCCAATCTAGGCTATTATTTAATTCCTTTTGTAGTTCTCGCTTGGCTTGCGTATATAATATATCAATTTCATTTTCTAGCTTATTAATTACTTTATCAGTATAAATATGTGCTTTATCCTTCATATTATCACCTCAACTAATTATAGCATAAAAAAAGAGGGTGAAACCCCCTTTTAATTTTACAATATATTTAAGTATGACATAATTATTTAATATTTTTTATCGGTTCAACATCACTATTCATTTGTATTGCTTCTCCAATTCCGGTAATTTCATTAATCTCAAGTTCCACTATACCTGTTTTAATTGTTTTTTCTTCCAATTTTATCACCCCTTTAATTAATTATAACATAAAAAAAGAATAACCATTATAGTTACTCTTTTAATTTATATCTATTGTATTGTTTCAATATACTTTTTAACTTCTTGATATATTTCCTTATCATCTCTAGTTATATCTGTTCTCATTTCAATGTAACCAGCAATTTTACTTTCTAAGTCTTGTACCTTTTCTAATTCGTCTATAGAAAGAAAGTTTCTCAAATTATCCTTTTCTTTAAGTCCTCTTTCTTCTTTTATTTTCTTAACAGTTTTCCCTAATATTTTCTTCATTACAAGCTTACTATAGTTGCCATATGCGAATTTTTTAAAGTTGCCTTCTTCATTAACTTTATTTTTAATAGTATCAGTTAATGATTTTCTAATAGTTATGCTTAAACGTCTTGTTTCTTGTCTTACTTGCAATTCATTTCTCATAAGGAAAAAACCCTTTACAAACTTAATTTTATATTCTCTAGCTATTCCTGTATTTTTCATATACATTACAAGCAAAGAAAATTGCATTTCATTTAATTCATAATATTTAGAAGTTCTCTGAGAAAAATCTCGTGTCATTTGAAATGACGTGAGTTTTCCAAAATTTTCGATATCATCCGAATGTTTTTCTATTAACTTTATAACAGATAAATGCGTTACTTTAAACTTTTCTGAAACTATCAAAGAATCTGTTACTGGAATTGCTTTGCTTACATTTTGAGTTGTCAATCTTATTAAATCTTTACACATTATAAAACACTCCATTTAAAATTATTTAGGCAACTACTAATACCGAAGTGTTGTGAATATTTTCATTACCTATGCTTAATTATATCACTTTTACACTGAAATATCAACGTTTTGTCGACATAATCAAAACGCTATTCCTCTATAACTTCTATTTTATCAATACTTTGTTCCTCTGTTTCATCAAGTATCTTATCTATCTCATCATTGGAAATCATGGGGTTAAGTTCTAAAGCCTTACGTTGGCTTATATCCTCCCTAAATAATACTATATTCTCTATTATCTCACTCTCATTAACGAACGTACTACGAATGAATTTAATGCTATATTCTGTGTTATCGTTAGAAAACTCTTTATATAAAGTTATAATCCCATCAATAAAGTCTTTGCAATTCCATTCAAACTCATTAGTTTTTAAATCTAAATTAGTAAACATTGCTTTTATATCTAGATTAGTAATGTTTCCACCGCTTATCTTTTCAGTATCAAGTGCCATAGCACCTTCGTATATATCCTTTCTTAATATACTCAATGCTTCTTTCCTGGCTTGCCATGGTATATCTATTGTATGTGGTGTAGCATCTCCTTCACCCTGCACCTTTATGCTTTTATAGTATTTGTAATCATTAATGAATTGCCCTAAATCCTGCCCACCATAGTTTTTTAGCACCCAGTAAACATCTTGCATATCCTCTAAATTATTACCAAAGTCTGATTGAATAATATCGTATAAGTCTATTTTACTTTTTAATCCCTGTACTAAATCCCCTCTGTGGTTATCTTTAATATATAAAGGCACAATAGGTAACATAGACCAATTGCTTTCTCCCATGATAGTTTCCTGCAATGCATCTTTACTCCTTACAACTATATAAGCTTTCTTATCCTCTATGATTTCTACTTTATTATCTTTTATTTTATATTTACTCTTTCCGCTTTCCTCGTATAATTCTACATATAATGGCTTGGTTATATCTATTTGCCAAAATCTTATACCAGCCCTCAATAGTCCATTACTTTCATCTAGTAGTGGTATAAATTCAATACCCTTCCATATATCAATGCTAAATTCTCCTTTGCCATTCAAGAAAGAATATGCCCAACTAACTCCATTTATATGAGCATTTATTCCAGCCCTTTGTATTTTAATATCAAAATTCTTGCCTAGGTTATTCTTGATTTTCCCTTCATCTCCTAGATCAATACCCTTTCCCAATAAATAGTTATTAGCTTGTTTAACAATTACAGGAAAAAACCCGCTCGGAATCTTATTATTAGCCTTTGTAATATCATCAACTACGGTCATTCCTTCTCCGATAAATGTTTTCCTTCTCGATAATATAGTTGTATTTTCTTCTTGATAATAAGCTTCTGCATCTACTGCATTTTTATACATTTTACTATTTTTAAATTCTTGTATAGCTTTGAATATAAAGTCTTTCTTGTCTGTTACTCCTTCGAAATCTTGAAATGTTAACATATTACCACCCCCATGTATTTCCGTTACCTATTGGCATCTTCTCGGTTAATCCTGTTAAACTATCTGCATTATCATCATGAATATTCTTAGCTGTTCTCTGATAATTGATAGTATCTCTATAAAAGTCTTTGTATAATTGTTTCCATTGTTTGGGATATACTATACAATTCATTACTGTAGTTGCTCCTGTAAGTATTCTAGCATTTTTATTCTTAGTTTGTGTGAATAAATTAAAATTAGTTGTTTCATTTCCTAGTGATCTAGTTTCTTTTTCAACATTCCTGCCGAATCCGCGACCACCATTATTAGCTTCTATAAATGAATAATTGACTTTAAAATCTTTCATCCTTTTGGCAAGTTCCTTTTCTGTTACTTCCATTCCTGCTTGAGTATAATAAATATCTAATATATAAGCTTTCTTTTTATAAAGCCCTGCTGTAATACTGCATAAATAATCCTCGCCCATATCTGCTGTATCTGTATAATTGTATATACCTTCAAATTCCGGCAATTCATCCAATTCATTATAAGTAGGAAATGCAGTATATAAAGCACCTTTTAAATTTAATGGAACTTGATTATAATTAGCACTCGCAATGTCTTCGCCTAGTGTTGCCATAAGTATATCATATTGCTTTTTATTAAGCACATCATCACATAACATATTTTTGCCATCATAAGCTTTCATAGCTACTGTTTTTACTTTCATTCCAATATCAGCAAAATAATCCATTGCTTTGCCTGCTAAGTCATTTGTACTCCATCTTGTCATTATTATTATTATTTTTCTTTTGCCCTGTAAACGTGACATCATAGTATTAGTAAACCAATCCCAATGATTTTCTAATATTGTCATATTATTAGCTTCATAGGCTGATTTAACTAAATCATCAATTATTATATAATCTGCTCCAAATCCTGTCGCTGTACCTCCAGGTGAAGTAGCTAGATAGTTATTGCAATTCTGTCCTTCTAAACTCCACATCTTAGCTGCTGCATCTCCACGTTTAATCCTAGCATTTTTAAATATATCAGAATAGACTATTATATTATCATCCGCTTTAGTTTCCATGATGGAATCCCTTACTTGTTTAGAAAATACAGTAGATAAAGTTTCATTATAAGATGCTGTCATGATTTTGTTTGTGTTGTCATTGCCCATAAGCCATTGTACTAGTAGCCCTGCACTCCTGCTCTTACCATGACGAGGTGGTAAATTCAATATTAATATATCATCATCATTGAAACAAAAGTCTTCTAAATCATCACACATCTCTTTTAAATAATATCGGTCTTCTTTGTAAAAGTCACTTGCTTTGAGTTTACAATATTCCCAAAATTCTCTTTTAGCGAGTTCACATTTAAGTGCTTTTTTTAATTTATTCATCTCTCAACATTTCCTTTATCTGTTCTTTTGATAATTTCGATACATCTAATATAGTTTGTTTACTTTCAACATTAATATTGTATTCATTAAGACCATATTTCTTAGCAAGTGCATCCGCTGCTTTTAATCTTTCTTTCAACATTGCTTCAACTTTTATTTGTTCCATTTCCCCAGTTTTACCTTGTACCATGGCAACATCTTTTTCAATTCCTAACATTACATTGGAGTAAAATTCTAATACTTGTGTTGCTCCTGCAATCGTCTTTTCCTCCGCTTTTTTAACAACCTTACCGTTTAATTCCTTGAACCTTTCCGACACCTTTACGTTTTGCATTAATTCCCATGCTTTAACGTCCATGCTACTTTCTTTCATATTTTTAGTGCTATATGCTTGCTTATATGCTTCTCTTTGACTTAATCCCTTAATTAATCCATGCACAAACTTTTCTTGCTTTGCTGTCAATCTTTGCATCTCATCACCTCATTTATTCTATTATAACATTTTTACGTATATATAAAAAGAAGGCTGAAATTAATCAACCTTTTTTTATTTATATTAATAATTATTTTCCTGTCTTCTATAATTAACCTCATGCTTTTTGTAATATCCTTCTTCCAATTCTTTCATATCAAATCCCAATAAAACTACTAACCCTAGAAAATTATCAAATAAATCATAATATGCATCTAAATCTTTATAATACATCATATTAGACGTTTTATCATTAAGGTAGACGAATTGTTCAATCAAATCACTTGAATAGCATATAACATCAAATCTATGAGTTTTAACTATATAATGTGATAACTTATTACCCAAACTTAGTAAAAAGTGGAGTA